TTACCTTTAGGCATAATAATCTCCATAAATGTCTTTTTAAATATGAAAGAATTTTTTTATTCTGTCAATAGATCTACGTTCTAATCTTTTATTTTTTGATCTTTCTATTTTTCTTTCTTCTACAATTTCTTTAGCTTCTAACTCTACAACTCTGCCTAATAACCCTGCTAAAAAAACATCTTGTTTCATTTGATGCCTTACAAGATGAGTGCAATATCTTTTTATATTATCTATATCATCGCTTTTCATTATTTCTCTGCAACGCATTTCAACTGACAGTTGCAACTCTACAGGTGCAGGTTCTATTTCTATATTTAAAAAAGTTTCTTTTTCCATTAATTTAATTTAGGAAACAAATTTTGCTCTAACAGATCTACTGCTTTATCGTCCAATGTATTCGAGGTCTGCTTTACAAATGCACGACAAAGATCAATTACCAAACGTTTACACCCTGTCGTAGTAAGAAAGCGTAATAGTATAGGCTTTAGTATTTTGTACATAGTTTGTTAGTTTTTCCAAACATAGCAAACATTATTGGATCTGTCCTTCTATCCTACTGACTGCTTCAGATAACTTATTTAATCTAAAGTATATATCTCGTATGTCTCGTTCTCTGCGACTACTCATGTTAGATAAAACCATTAGTAAAGCAGTAGCTGCTGCACCAATTAAGGCACTATATATCTCAGGCATTTGCGTTAATAGGTAATTATGTATAGTATGACTAATAAATGTAAACTATGACAGAAGAAATTAAAAAAGGCCCATTAAAAAAATTAAAAGAAACTATTGAGGACAAAGAAGAACAACTAGCTTTCATTTCAGTAGTAGTCAGGTTAGTTGTTGTTGGGTGGAGTGGTTTCATAGTATCCCTTAACTACATAACAATTCCCGGCTACAGTAATGAGCCAAAAGATATAACTTTTCCGGCAAGTTTGCTGACAGGTGCGTTAGCCAGTTTTGGTTTGGAGGGTGCAAAAAAACGTGGTGATGGTACATATAAACCAGATGAAAAACCATTAAACAAAAAAGAAGTAGAACAGTTATTAGCTACACAATCAGGTGGTTATCAAACTATTAGAATAGAAACACCACTTAAAATTATTGGTGCTGAAGTTGTCAACAAAAAGGAGGACAAAAAATGAAAAAATTAATTGCACTTTTATTTCTGTTTAGTCCTTCTGTAGCACTAGCAGACATAAATCACTCAATCCAGAATGTTGTTTCTGTTTCTACGTTAGGGGCAAGTTCAACAGCTAGTCGTATTGGTACTACGTTTTCTGCCTCAGGTACAAATGTCACTCCAACTGCAAACGAAACTGCAAATGCCATTGGCACTTTAGATTTGACAGATGCACAAATTACTAATGGTGTTCCTACTATTGACTCTACAACTACTTACGCAGTTACGACAGCAGGGGATGCATGGTCTGTGCAAGAAAGTTTTATTCAAGGTGATTCTATACCTACTGCAAACACTACAGTTACCAATGGTGCTGTACCTGCATTGCCAATATTTGGAGATACGACAACTTTTGCAGGTGGAAATATAGGCACTACAGCTATGACTATGGATAGTGGTGGAGCAATGACAGTTAATTTATCTGCTACTGGAGCAGGTGTTACGGCACAAATGTCTAACACAATCAAGTTAGAAATTGATTAATGAAATGGTTAATAGTTTTTTTATTTGCAACACCTAGTGTATATGCAGGGGGGATTACTCCATCGTTTTCTACAGGCCAGATGGAAAGTAGCAGTTCTAGTAAAACTATTGTGGTGGAGACAATTGTTACTGAAAATTATCGTACTGGGTATAGCTATTCGCTTCAAGGCCACAACATACAAGTTAAGGATGGCACAGTTATATCACCAGACGCTACCTATACAAACACGCAAACAGTTAATGGGGTTTCGTTTCAATGGGTAACTCCAAATTTAATTACCAAACCCCAATGGGAAATTCAAAATCCTCAAGAATCATTCAGCATAACGGAAAATTTTTTAGCACCGGGTTTGGACGCAACAAGTACTATACAACGCACCATAACTACAGAAAGTCAAAGTACAAGCTTGTCAATTTTTTCAAATTAAGTTTACTGCTTTTATTATATATTCCCAAAACCCTTGCTAATACTGTAAGTAGCCCTAGTGCATCCAGTTCTGGAACGGTGATCAATAATGGCTACCAAACAATAAATGGCGGTTTTCCAACGATGATTTATGGCGGTCAGGTGCAATGCCAACAGCCAACACTAGCCTTTACACCCTTTGTTACTAAAGGAGAAAACTATGCATCGCCAACTATTAATACAACTAAAACAAATATTTATGATTTGTCAGAAGATGCGTCAGGTAACTTAGTAAATCCGGGAAAAATTTTATATCAAAGTGAACAGCCAAGAATAGACCAATCAACTCATAATTTTAATTATGGATTTACTTTATCTCTACAAATACCATTGGGTCGTGGTACAGATCTTTGCATGAAGGCAGCCGAAAATCAAATAAAAGGACAAGAGTTTGTATTGGCTCGCCAGAAATTAGAAGCCAATCTCGCAAGGATGAAGGTATGTGCGGAGCAATTTAAGCTTGGAGTCAAGTTGGTTGGTGAGGATGCAGTTGCTTGCAAGAATGTTGTTATAACAACTATTCCCAATCAAGTTGTGCCACATACACACGAATTAAAAACTAAGTAGATTTATTTTTAGATTTTTTTAGACGTTTAAAAAGTTGCTTTGTAAGGGGTTTTATAGCATTTAAAAGGAGAGGAGTAGCCGAAGCGATACTAGCAACAAAAAAAGTAGACACAGCCACGCTAGGCGAAGGTATGTACTGGTCGATGAATTTAACTCTTTCATAAACAGTAGTGCAATCACCGTTGCTCTCTCTAATATAATCTTTAATTCGTTCTAATCTTTTATCGTTAACAAATGATCCTATTCTTAACGCATCTTCTGGAGGGCAGGGTTTGTATTCTACTTTCTTTTCTTCTTTTGGTTTAGGATTCACTACGTTTGCGTCCTGTGTGGACGTAGGAGCGGTGTTAACTTGTGTTGGTTCTGTATATATTATTTGTGCAGGGTCATACCTCATAGGGGTATATGAAGGCATCTGACCGTACGGACATAAAGTACTTGTGCCACGCTTGTCAGAGATAAGCAAAGAAGGGTTGCGTGTGGTTTGTAAATCTCTGTGATATAAATAACAACCCGGTAATTTTCCTTCTAGTTTTGGTTTTGTAAAGTATGGTGTATCTGGTATATCAATAGTTGGAAGAGTTATCTCAGGCAGTTTTATCTCAGGCACTTATGGAATTAGTTTAGATTTAGATGGTATAGGTAAAGATGGGCCTGTTACGTCAGGTAATGAATTACCGAGTACATCAGGCATAAGTCCTTGCACTTCACCTAATACTTTATCCATAATTTTTTTTTGAAACTGGGGTGATTGTACATACTTGTATGTATACACGCCTGTACCAATGATGCCAAGACTAAGCAAAGCAGATAAAATTGTAACAGCGTCTAAAATTTTTCTCATGGTTAAATTGTTAATTGTAAAAACACTTGCATTTTCTAGTGTTCTTTGTTTGTTATTAATTTTAACCTTGTCACCTCTATATGTCATTACTGGCTTAATGACACGGCAACTTATACAAGAAAAAGTTAAGTAGTTTGTTCTGGTGCAGGTGTTGCAGGTTGATCAACTGTTGCTTTTCTGTCGTTTAGGATTGCTTGTATTTCAGTAAACCTATGCTTCATTTGGTCTACGATTTTTTGTGCGTCATTGTGTTTTTGCACAACTTGAGCTAACTCAGTTTGCAGTTCTTGGTCTGTTGGTCTGGTCATTATTCAGATGGTTTGTCTGCTATAAGTTTAGCTTTCCAAGCAGCTTTTACATCAGTAGTCCACGCAGCGTTACATATTGCAGATACTTCTGCTGGCTGTGCTGACAAATCAGTATCAACTAAATTATCAGATTCATCTAAAGTACCAGCTTCCAGTACATATCTTTCAAAAGATCTTGTCAGTTCAACACCATCTTTTTTGATGACTGTTGCTTTACGAACTTGCACCGCTTTGTATTGACCGACAACTTCTATCTTGTCGTATTCGATTGATTCTGTAAGTGCCATTAGGATTAATCTCCGATTAAAACAGGTTTAGGTTTAGTTTATAGACGTAGCTCGGTCTATGTATAAATTTATGCAACCACGTAAGTTGCGTGAAAGTATAGTCCACCAGAATTAGCTGTTGCACTAGGGGATATATTGTATGTACCATTATTATCAAAGTAATTCACCATAAATCTGTTTAAACCTTGAACTGCATAGCCAGTAATATTAGTGTAGTTAATGCCAGCTCTATAACCAATATTTAACGGAACTTCGTTTGCACCTCCACTAGCTACAGAAAATGGTAAACTTGTCAAAATTAAAGAACCACTACCAGTAGAACCACCACTCCAATGGCATCTTCCTGTTATCCATACTCTATTTCCTATTTTTGTATAATTACCTTGACGATGAGTATGAGTATAATAATTAGTTTCTGTAGTACCATTACTCATTAACCTTTTTAAAATTGGCGAAAAAGTACCTACTTCAAAATCGTCAAGTGCGTTGGCTGCTGCGGTGTCAGTTCCAAACTTAAGCCCTTCTGGATCAAATATACCTATTCTTCCACTACTACCATTACGAAACTCAACTCCTCCACCTGATCTTGTTCTTATTGCAGAATTACCTTGATGTAACAACTCTGCATATCCACCATGATAATAGTGTATATGTGTTTGTACGTTATTATCAAAACCACCGCTAGTAGTTTGAAAATGACTTGAATAGTTTGCACCAGTAGAGTTATTTCTTAAATAAAAATGACCTCCACCAGCTACCCTAGTTTTAATATAAGTACCAGTTCTAACCTCTCCGTCTGTTTCTATATTTTGGTTTCCAAAATCAGGTGAAATCTTTGTACCAGCTATTGCTGCTGAACCATTTATGTCAGCATTGACTATTGCTCCATCTGCTATCTTTGCCGAAGTTATACTTCCGTCTGCTGGTGTTGTACTAATTGTTTCAAACGTAGGGTCTGCTCCGTTGTTTGCTCGTAAAAACTTACCATCACTACTACCATCACCATGAGGTAGCTTAGATAAAGCCACAGCCTGATCTGCTATAGCATTAGTATCAACTGCGTTGTTTGCCAGTTCACTTGCACCAACTGAGTTTGCTGGTAGTTTACTTGCGTCTATGGCATCATTTTTGACACCATCTGTTGATACTTGTGTTAATCCCATAGTTAGCTAGGTTTTGGGTTGTCAGTTTTTACCTTTTCACAAGCAGCGTAATATGCTGTTAATTTACTAGAATCTCCTTTACTATTCCAGTACATAGCATCTGCAAAATCCGCTAAAGGTGGGTATAAAAGTTGCCTTGTTTCTTTGTATTTTAAAAGATCTAGTTCTGCTCTTGCTGCTGCTACTTTTGCATCGTCAATTTCTACTTTTGTACCATCTTCAGTAAAACACCCTGTTTCTTGATTAACAGTAACAACTTCTGAATATGCTTTAAAAATAGCTTGACCATCTAAATTTAAATTTGTCATTAGTGTGCTATCTCCGTAAGTGTCATGTAAGCATGATGATAACCATTATTAACAGGAAATTCTACATTTCCATACCCAGAATCTTTTCTAACTGCAACTCTATAAGTAATTTCACTTGAAGAGTTATGATCCTTATCTAAGAATCCCATGTTTATAGAAGAATGTAACCTGTCTGCATTGTAATGATTTATAAGTCCACCAGTAGAGTGTCCTAAATTTGTATTATTTCGCAGGATCGTTAAAAACATACTATTTGTACTATCGTTAGTATTACAATCACCATGAACTTGTATGTAAATGTGATTACTAGCTGATAATGGTGTGATAACGCCTACTAAATTACTGTTTGTAAAACTACTACTACTTGTTTCTACCCTGTTGTTTGTAGAATATATTAAAGTTTTTATAACTCTACCTTCAGTAGAATTAGATCCATCACCATAGTAAATAGCCATTATGATACCTCCGTTAAATTAAACTTGTATTTTTTGCCATTGCGTTTGTTCACTAAGAAAAGATCTTCTGCTCCTTCTTGTATAGTATAACTTCCCCAAGTTCCGTCAACGTCATTAGCACCACCTTCGTTAGATAAGTTGAGGTCATTGGTGTAAATGTTTCTTACTCTCTTACTGGTAGTTCCAATATCGTAAGCAGCATTTGCTTCTGGTCTAAGATGACCATCAACATCAAATCTCCATCTACCTGCATTACCACAGGCAAATCTGACATCATTTCCTCTAAAACCTATTTCTGCTAAAGAACCGTTATCTTGGAAGGCTACTATAGCTGGTACATTACCAACTTCACCTTGGTTAGGGTTAAATCCTATGTGTTTATTAGAAGCTATTTTGACAACTAATGCACCATTTTGACTTAATGAACTATTGACGTTAAGAGTATCACAATTACAAGCTCCTGTTATATCAACCCCTGTCGAAAGTGTCTGAACCTTTTTATTGTTGTTGTGATATAGCTCTACACTTCCGTTCTTATTAAAGACAGCCATATCTTCGGCACTATCAGAATCTTGTATTTTGACTGATTCAGCACCTCGTATTCTTAACTCACCTGTGCCTTTATCCACAATATATGAGTTATTAGTATCATGATATATCTGCAAATCTCCATTTGTTGCAGTACCAAATCTTAACCTGTTTAAGCTTTGATTAGTTGTACTACTATCACCGAAATTAATATTACTTCCATTGGTATCTAAAGCACCGCCTAGTTGTGGTGATGTGTCATTTACTAAATCAGTAACAACTGTTGTCCATGCACCATCACCTCTTAAAAAGTTTGTATTATTTGGTGTGCCAGAAGTGGCAAGTTTTGATAAGGCTATTGCTGCACTAGCATTAATATCAGCATTAACTATATCCAAGTTTGCAAGTTTAGATTTTGCAATGGCTGCACTTGCATTTATTTCTGCATTAGTTATAGACAAAGCTAATTTGCTCATAGCTATTGCAGCACTTGCGTTTATATCATCGTTAACAATAGATCCATTTACTATCATTGCTGATGTAACTGTGTTATTGCTTGGAGTACCAATACTTACAGAAGCACCAATAGTAACTATGAAATAATCTGCACCAGTTGGTGGAGCAGCAGCAAATATAATGTTTGCACCATCTAAAGCAAATCCTTCACTAGGTTGTCCTGTACCAGAATTAGGTTTTTGTACAACACCATTAATGCTGACCAACATTTGTTGGGCAAATTGACCTGCATTGCTTAACGTAAACTTATAAGCAGATCCGTTAAATGTTGCACTATTACCACCAGTACCACTAAAGCTACCAATAGTATTTATAAAGAAATTACCAATTGATTGCGTTTCTTCCCATGCACTAGTTACACCGTTGTAAACTAGAAGCTTACCGCTTTGTTGATTATAAAATAAATCACCTGCGTCATTGTTAGATGATGGGTTGTTACCAGTATTATCTGTTCTATATCTAGCAGCAAAAGAATTAACACTACTTAAATTTGATGCAACAGTATTAACATTTGAAATGCTATTTCCTACGTTGTTGACGTTTGCTATTGACCCACCAACAAGATTGACATTGGTCATATTTCCAGCAACCAATGCTATGTTGTCATCGCCAACAGAAATAGTATTACCCATACTGTTGCCATGCACTGTGCAGTAATAACGTAATGAGCTAGGTGCATTTGTAGGAACAACAAACGTTACATTTGCATTTGCCTGACCTGCTGTGCCATTTACTGTTACACCAGTTGTATATGAGTTACCGCTACCATCTTTAAAAGCTAACGGATGATTATTGTTGCTATTATCAGCTTGATTAAATATGTATGTATATCCTCTAATTAACGCAAGAGTTGGTTTTGATACTCCGTCAATGTAAAATACACCGCTTTGCACAGTGACAGTGTATGTTGTTTGACCTGCTAATACAGTTCCAATTGCATTAATATTAGAAATATTGTTTCCAACTAAATTAACATTAGCTATGTTGGCAGCAACTGTATCTATTTCAGATTGTGTCTCGTTTAAATCATTAGCTACAGTTTCAATTTCAGAAACAGTTTCGTTTAAATCATTTGCAACTGTTTGTATTTTTGCTATATCTGCACCAATTGCATTGACGTTAGCAATGTTAGACGCAACTGTATTAACATTTGACGCATTGCTTGCTACTGCGTTTACGTTTGATATTGAACCTGCAACTGCATTTATATTTGAAGAATTACTATTAACAGCATTAATATTACTAGCGTTGTTAGCTACTGCGTTAACTCCAGATATGCTGCCAGCAACTGTATTGACGTTACTTATAGAACCTGCAACTGTGTTGACATTTGCTAAATCTGACCCGACAATTGTTACCTCTAACCAAGTAGTATTACCAAGGTCATAAACCCTCATTCTATTTACTGTCGTATTAAAATATAACGCTCCGTCTATTAGTGCATTGCCGTCATTATCAAGTGTAGGGTTAGATGATTTTGCACCTAAGTATCTATCATCAAAAGAATCTAATGCAGTTTCTGCTGCGGTCTGGGCTGCTTGTGCTGCGGTCTTTGCAGTATCAGCTTGCGTTGCTTTTGTAGATGCTGTGGATGCTGAGCTTGCTGCTGCGGTTGCAGAACTTGCTGCTGCGGTTTGACTAGATGCTGCTGCCGTTTGTGATGATGCTGCTGCGGTAGCTGAACTAGCTGCTGCTGTAGCTGATGACGCTGCGTTAGTAGATGAAGTCGTAGCCGTTGCTGCGTCTACAATAAGATCCCATTTTGCAGAGTCAGTATTAGTAGTTAATGGTTGTGCCCCTGATGAGGTATGTGCAACATTACACATAAATATATTATTTGTATTTGTATCTTTAACAAGATCTCTTACAAAATATGCACGACTTGCAGCCCAGTTTCCTCTATATGTACCTAATTCATTCAATATAGAAAACTCACCTAAATTATCAAATGCCATAACTTTGTTGGCACGAGCAGCAGCATTTTCTGTAATTTCTAAACTACCAATGGTATTAGTTAGTGAAAATTTAATAGACCTGTCTAATTCGTCTTGTTGTTGCTGATGTAAAATTGCTGATTTATCTAAAGCATCATTAATAACTTCTGGATAAAATCCACCTTGGTTAGTTAAATCTGTTCCTTGCAATGATTGAACAGCAGATGTAATAACAATTTGAAATCCACTAGGTAAATTAAAATTATTACCACCTGATTTTAAAGTTATGCTTCCACCGGGATTTCCGTTTTGATCTTGGTTAAGAGTAACTATATAATCATTATTTGCACCGAGAGTTAATGTTGTTTCTACACTTGTTGCTACTTCTAATTTCTTTACAACTACATCTGCATTTGTAAAAACTTTAAAGGCAAACGGATATGTATGTGTATTGCCATTACCAGCTAAGTTATTTGTCTTCCGTGTAGTCGCATTTATCGTCATTGACTAGACATTTTCACTATCTTATTAAGGTTACCTTTAAATGCTTGCATTACGGTCACACCTTAATTTCTACTTTTACCACTAGCTTTACCTGTTATTAATCCTCTTACATAATCTGGTAAACCAGTTGGATCTATTTTTCCTTGGTTTACGTCTACCTGATAACCTATTGGTTTACCTAAAATTGTTAATGGTACTCCTGTAACTAATGAAAGAAATGTAAGCAAATCTTTTACATTTCTGCCAGATAAATCTTTATCTTCGCTAGTTAAAGCTAAAATTGTTGTAATTGGTGCTCGTAAAGAAGCTTCTAATATTGATACAGATGGACTTACCGTAATACGATCATTATATGGTTTATTGTCTAACATATTTATACCAACTAAAGCAGCAGTACCAAAAGGTACTAAAGCAGCAGCAGATCTTATTTGTGACCCAAAATACCAACCCATAAAATCATCTGCTATACCATCTTCTTCATCGTCAATAAATCCTTCACCTAATGCTCTTACTATCATGTCTGCTACAAATGCTGGCATTGCAAATCCAAGAAGATACGTCATAAACAATTTACCTTTATTACCTCTCCACCCTAAATCTCTCATTATTTTTTTATAAGCTGTGCCATTTAGATTTGCAATCATATTAAAATAATTTCCAAATTGCAAAAATGTTTTTATAAAAGGTGTAGTTACCATAAACGCAGGTAAGTCTTCTGCACTTAAACTGTCTTGTGTTAGTCGTACATTGGCATCTGCTTGTTGTATGGCTTCTGCTCTTGCTTGTTCAAAAGTAAAAGTTTTAGGTAATTCAGCCATAGTTTTTTCATACGATGCAGCCCATACAACGCTATCAACTTGGTTTTGAAATGCTTGTTGTAAAAAATAACCATGATGTGTTGCCCATTTTTGTACTTTTTCAAATTCATTTGGATTAATTAATAATTCGTTTAAATTATCCTGTATATCAAAAATTTGTGTATTTTGCCTTTCAGCCATAAATGGTGATAATTCTGCTATCTCATTTGCAAATTTATTTGGAGCTTGTAAATATTGACCTAAAGCACCTTTTAAATATCTAGGTTCTACTTTTAACATTGCAGGGAAATACCCTGTAAGCTGTTGCATTGCGTTAGATATATTAGCAAACATTATTCCTACACCTGTCCTTTTTCTAACTGTTTGCCAGAACACATCTATACTTTCTGGATGTGCTCCGGGTACAAATGTTTTTTGACGAGCAGCATTGTTTAACCAAGGTATTAACATATTATCCATATAAGTTGGATTTATAACTGCTAACTTTTGTGCAAAGTCTTTATGTTTTAAAATTTTATGGACGTTTTTTATAGCAGGTTGTACATATGCAAAACGTAATGCATCATCTATATGTTTAGTCATTATGCGTAAATCTAATGACAAAGGACCTGCAAATCTTTCATTACGACTTTTAGTAAATCCGTCACCAGTAGAAGGTAATGTTTGTCTATACTCAGTGTCTAATTCTTCTAGTTCTTTTAACGCTTTTCTTTGCCTATCCATTTTTGGATCTAATGCAGCAGGTACATAACCACCTCTATATGTACCAAATTTGTTAACAATAGGTGTAGCTTCTATTTCTTTAAAATAATATCCGTAAACTTCCCTATGTGCTTTTTGTGCAATAGGTTTCATTTCTTCGTTTAAATCCCAAGCTTCTTGTAAGAAATCCCAATCGTCTTTATTTATATAGCCTTCGTTTTCCATACGAGCCATAAAAGCATCCCACTTGCTTGTATCTATAGATCCATCACTTAATTTTTCTGCCCATCCTCTACCAAGTAATAGTTTACGTTTGTTGCTTGAATTACCTATATGCAACATAGCACCAAGCAATTCAACTTTACCGGGAACTGTACCACCATTACCAAAAGTAAAATCTATTTCATGAGATACAATTTTCTCTTTTCCTAAACGACCTGCATCTGCCAACATTTGCAGCATTGCTGCGTATTTCTTTGTAAATTTATTTCTTTCTGGTCTATATGCATCTAATGCATTTTTAACAGGACGCCAAATTAATTTTGTAAAAGGACCAGCTTCTGCCGTAGCACGGTCTAATGTTGCACCTGCACCTGCTCTTACTGCACCATCAAAATTATCCATCATATGTTCTACACGAGCAGTAGTAGATTCTAATCCTTGGAACATATACCGTACTTCTTCCATTCTCGTAAGTGTACCCTTTTGTCCTATTGCTTCGTTATTTTTTATAAATGCTATACGATCTAATTCATAACTTAGTGTTGCTACCTCTCTTTCTAAACTTACTTTTTTTCCATCTTTTTCTATAACTTTGTCCATTCTTGATTGATAATCAAGAGATTGTATTTGTTCATATAAAGTTTCAAATTGTTGTGCTGTCAAATCAGTTAATTCTTTTGCACCAAAACTTGTAGCATCTTCTATTATTGGTTGCAATCTTAAATAAACGTCTTGATTATATGCTGCTAATTTGTCTAAATATATTGTAGGATTATCTACCGCAGGTCCTACACCATAAGCAGCTAGTATTGACCTTGCAGCATTAATTAAATCTATATTTCTAGTATTTTTTAAATCTTTATCTGATTTTTTAAAAAATTTATCAAAGTCTTTTTCTGCTTTTTTATATACATTGTGTATTCTTATAGCTTCACGAGCTAACTCATGTTGTACTAATTGAGCACGTTTCTTTGCTATAGCTTCTTTAGTGTTGCCTTCCATCATGGCTTTTTCTGTAAGCTTTACTGCTCGTGCTTGTGCTCGTGCAAATTGTGAAGGTCTTATTTCTTTTAAGGGTGTTTTTGCCAATATATCTTTTGCAACCTGTCTTGCTGCTGCAACCTGATAACGTACTGGTTGCATAGCCTTAGATAAAAATCTAAGTTCTGTTGCAATAAATTTTGCTCTTGCTTGATTATGTATAGCTTCTAACGCAGCTAATAGTTGCTGTTTAGGGTCAGACAATTCACTGTAATTTTCTAACATAATTCTGTCTGTACGTTCTTTAACAAGATCTTTTATATCTTGTAAATCAACTAACGCATTAATCATTGCAGCAGATGATTCGTATTCAAACAATTCTGCTAATAATGACGCAGGTACTCCATCGTCAGCAACCATACCTCTTAATCTTTTTAATTCGTCTGTAGCATCGTAAAAAGGTATATAATTTTTAACGTCTGCTTTTCTAATTTTTGGTGCTTTATCAACTACTATTGGTTCACCTTCTTGATTAACAGTTTTACCTGTTTTTAAAAATGCTTGTAATCTATATGCTTTTTCTTTTTTAGCTTTTTCCATTTCTTCATTTTTTACTTTATTGCGTGTTTCTCTTTCTTTTTTTTGTAATTTTTTTATTTCTTTGCTTTTAGCATTTTCTAGCCATTTCATTTGAGCTACACTTTTTTTACTAAGTTCGTTTATAGCTTCATCTTGTGCTTCTTGTATATTTTTTGTATATTCTGCCCATTCTGCGTCATTCATCCCACTTGACTCTTGTGTTTCAAACATAGGCTTCATATTGTATATTTTTTGTGATTGTATAATTTCTTGTTCACTAGCTAACATACGATCCATAACACCTCTAATCTCATCTGTAAGTATTGGTAGGTCTACGCCATTTTCTGCTTTATACAAATCATTTAATTCACCTCTAATTGATTGATAAATTCTGGTTAAAAAATTTCTAAATTTTACAAATATTTCTTGTAATTTTACATTAGGTGCAGCCTTTTCTTCTGCCATATATATTTCAAAATTATATGCAAAAGATTCATGGTATTTTCTTTTTTCATTTAATGATAATTTGTTCCATGTATCAAAGTCTGCTACATCAAAAAAGTCTAATAACTTATCAAAATCATCAATCATTCTCTGTGTTGCTTTCCCACTAGCAACTAATTCTTCCATGACGGTCAACATATAGTGTGCTGTCTCATGTAAAAACGTAGATAAATCAGCTTCTTTAGTTAAAATAGTTGTTAAATTTTTAGGATCAAATTGTCCTCTTGAACCTTTTGATGCTTGCTGTTTAAATCCACCACCTTCTTCTAAATCTTTTAAAGCAAAATAAGTTTCTTTTAATTTTGTTTTTTCTTTTTCAGATAAAGCAAAGAAGGCATCTGCTTCTGCTTCTGACATATTTGCAGTTTTTTCTCGCCATTGTCTTTTTCTTTTAGTTGCGTTTTCAGTTTCTTTACCCGGTGGAAATCTAGTTAAATCAGTTAAAGCATTAATTCTTTTTAAATCTGTAATGCTAATTGTATCAGGACTATTTATAGATTCTTTATTTATATTGCCTTTTCTTATGTTGTCTAATATCTGATCTAACAATTCAAATTGTCCTCGTAGTTCTTTTGGTACTTGTTGTTCTGAAAATAATTTACTTTGTTTTTCTAGATTTCTTCTTGTTCTTCTTAATTTAGTTTTTTCAATAATTCTTGCTCTCGCAGCAGCAGCTTCTTCTGGCGTTGCTGCTTGTGCCCCAAACAATGCACTAGCTTTATCTCTTAATTCTTTATCAACTACATTTGGACTTTTATCTCCATACTCTCCCATGTATGGCTCACCCAATTCAACTACTCGTCTAATTGCATCTCCTATTAGTTGGTCACTAGTTGGTGCAAAATCTGGAACATTTGGATTTTCATCTATTTCTACTGAAATAGACTCTCTAGCTTTTCTATTGTTGAGTCTGAAATCTCTTCGTCCGTCTGGGAATTCATCATCGACACTAAGTCGAGCAGGGTCGAGTCTGATTGCAATTGAGGTATCACCATAGCCAAGATCTGCTGTATCTCTGGTGGTAAAGAAGGGATCACTTCTTGTAGTGTATTCAAGTCGATTGGACTCTCTGATTGCGTCTGCTGATTGTTTGTCGGTGTGGTGGTAGATGGTAACTGTTCCATCTCCGTTGAGGGGAAGTCCAGTTCCTTCATCTGTTGGGGTGTCAAAATTTCTTCGTCCTTGTCGGAAAGTTTCATTATCCTGTTGTATTCCATCTGGTCTTCTTTCTCCTGATTCAGCAACTCTTGCTCTGTCAATGCTCTGGTTTTGAATTTCAAGGTCTACCTCCTGTATTGTGGATTGAATGTCAACGTCAGAAATACCAAATGTTTTTGCTAATCCTACAGCAGCATTAGCGTAGTCTGGTGCTTCGTCATCTACATAACCTTTAGTGTCTTCTGCTTCTACTAGTTTAGCAGAATCATACAATCTTTTTTCGGGATACCATAACAACGCTTGCAAATCAGCCATTGTAAGATCTGGATTATCTTGTTGCAATACGTCCAACGCTTGATTAAATACTTTTCTAATAAATCTTCTTTCTGGTGCTCCGCTTGGTGCTTCTTTTTGACCATCTAAAAATTTTGTGTAACTAACACCATTTTTTCTTATTTCATGTCCTATACCTATTCTGTCAGATCCTTTTTTAGGTTTACCTAATATGTCAAATATTACCTGTTCTACTTCGGGCTGATCTTTAATAGTTGCAATTTCATTCATTATTTTTCTATTTGGTTTATCAGTACTCGCATTGTCTATAGCAACAGCAACTTCATCTAAATTAGTCATTCTAATTTTGACACCAATAAGATCTTGTAATTTTTTTCTTTGTTTAGGACTAAGTGCTTTTAATAATGGTTTTAATTGATCACGTTTCATATTTGCTTGCTTGCGTTGATCTAAAACTAATGTTCCAGTTAAACGACCCCATGAACGTATTAACCATCTATCCATAGTTAATTGTTCAAAAAATCCATAAAGATTTGCAAAAAATCCATTACCAATTTTTGGACCAAGTACCGCAGCACCATAAACAATTTCAGATAAATTTTCTCCTGATACTCCACTATTTGTATATGCTTTAACTTCTTTAACTGTGTGTTGAGTTTTCATAAACTCTTCTAAATTTGTAAATTCTTTTTCTCTAATCAATCTATTAAATAATTTAAAATTATTATTAATAGAATCACTTGCTTTTCCTATACCTATATTTGTAGGAAATTTACCTGTCTTTTTGTAATGCCTATATGCTTTTTCTGCTAACTCAAAGTTTTTATCAACTTTAATCATGTTAGAAGTGTTAGCTAACGCCCAAGTAAATGCAAAATTAGCTACTGGATCAGTATCTAATTCTGGATGTATAAGTGATAATATTCTTTTTGCTTTAGTTACTTTTTCGTTATACCAACCAACAGCATTACTATTTTCTATTAATGCAAATCTAGCATCAGCAATTATTGTCTCTACTAAATATTTTTCTGTTTCTATTGACGCATCATTAACATCAATACCTGCTTCTTTCGCAGCTTGTTTTACTCTTTCTTGTAGTTCTATTTTGAATTGCCTATTAGTTGGGAAAGGTTTACTTTTAGCAAAATCAAAACTATTTTCTAATTTATTTGTTTGTCTAACATTATCAGGTACAGGTTTACCTTGTTCTTGTGGTTTTGCACGTTGTTCAAAGACTTCGCCTTCTTCTATATCATCTAATAATTTTTGCGTTTCTTTTTCCCAAGTGCCACTTCTATCTGTAGTTTTTACATTATTAGAATCAAAAATAATTATTTCTTGATTATTATTATCTAACGGCATAATAATACCGTCATGGCCATCTTCTATTAATTTATTTCTAAAAGCTTCAGACGCTGCTTTACCTCCTTCTCTTATTTGATTTTTTTCTGCTGCTGTTGCAATGTAAGGATTTTCTAGTTTTGCATACAAAGGCAAACTAGTTGTTGCGTTTACACCTTTATTTTTTTGTTCATATGTGTTTGCAAAATTTTGTGCATCTTTTCCTCTGACTGCATATACTCCAGAACCTGCCCAACCATCATCTTTTTTTGTAGGGTTGTTAGGATCAAAACCTTTTAAACTATCAGAAGTACCATGATAGATTATTTGTGGTGTACCATCTTTTTCAATTAATTTAGAATTTTTAAAAAATTCAGTAAAGGTTCGACTATCAGTTTTTACTTGGTTATCAGGCGTAAACAATTGGTTTAAAGTAGAAGCTTCTACATTTCTATTAACTTGTTGTTCATTTTTAATGTTGTAATAAAACTGACTAAAAAATTCACTAGGTGACATACCTAGTTCTTTTGCTTGAGTAACAATAAAATCACGAGCAAATGTAGATAAATCAGAAATATTATTTTTTGTATATTTTAAACCAGCATTTCTTAATTGGTTAGCAATAGTGTTTTTAACATCAGCAGCATCAAGTTCAAAGTCTTGTACAGCTTGACTATCTACTGTTATTGCATCCATCATTTCTTGTTCTAACGCAGGTCGATCTTTTAAAAACTGTGCATACTCAACTGTGCTCATGCCTTTTTCAGTTTTGCGTACATGAGGTTTTATTACATCGCCAACTTGTGTTCCAACTAGTTGAGAAAAATATTCACCAGTTTGCATCTCAACAGTACCTACACCTCCACCTTCATTTATTTCTTGTAGTTTTCGTGCAATCTCAGGAGAAGCCACTTCTAAATCTTCTAAAGTTATGCCAACGTCTTTTAATGCTTGATTTAATACATCAGCTTCTATATACAAATTTTCTACACCATTTTCAACAGCAAGATTATTAATAAGTGATCTGTATTGTTTTGGATTTCTTTTTCTAGTTTTGTCTTCTACAGACATTCCATAAACTTTTTCTAAAAAAGCAGTATCTTTATTTGCTTGTTTTGCTCTTTGTGCATCTATTACAAAATTACCACCAGCAGGTACTAATCCTAGTATTGACATGGCTTGCATACTTTTAACAAATGTCGTAACCAATCTGTCAGATATTTCATTACGGCCTTCTCTTGTATTCATTTTAACTTCTAAATCAGGATAGTCTCCTAGTTGCACGGCTAAATCACGACCTATAACATTACTAAATTCTTGTCCTACTTCAGTTAATGATTCTACTGTGCTACCTATTACTGCGTTTTTACTAAAATCTATAAATGCTTTACGCATTGTTGGTTTTGCTAATTCTTTAACTAATTTTTTTGTTACTTCTTTTGCTAAATATTTTTTTATTAAAGGTTTAAATACTACACCTGCACCACCAAATTCTAGTGCTGCATTTACTAAACCAACACCTGTAGATATATGTTTCGATGTTTCTTCATCTATACCTTCTTCAATCATTTCTAAATACGAATGACCTGCTTCTATCCTGTAACTTTCTAAAGCCATTGTTGTCATAAAGCCAACAACAAACCCACCTTTAGCAGTAAATATAGAACCCGGTCCTGTAACTGAACCTAATCCAAATCCTATTGCAGCACCAGCAGAACCACCTTCTAATCCTGTCTTTACTGTCTTAGACATCTGTCCAACTACTGTAGAAGCTTCTTCCCAAAAACCAGATCCATCGCTTTGTAACTGCTCAACTCTTTCGTTTAATTTTGCCAGTTCTAAATCTAATGCTTCATTGCCTTTGCCTGATTTTTTTAAATTACCAATTTTTCCTATTCTTGTTTGTAACCTACCTTTTTCAAAACCTTGCGATACGTTTTCTGGTAAATTTTTTATGCCACTAAATACATATGAAATTGCGTTTAAATTTTCTACATTGTCATGTGCAATTGCAGCAAAGTTTTTATCTGTTAATTGTCTTCTTAAAACAGGATCATATAATGATCTTTCGTAGGCTCTAGCACGTTTTATTTGTTGTTTTTTTATTAATGCATTAATTGCAGTATCACTATCTAATGCAACGCCTTCTGGTAGTTCTAAATCTAATGCCATTTGTTGTGCCTTGCCAACCTTGTCAGGATCTTTTTCCATGACAAGACGCATATTGGCTCGTATCATATTTCTTCTTTCTTCTTCTTCGTCTTTTAATAATTGATCAAACACATTAAAATCATTGTCTGATTTTGGAACATTACCAACTATATTGTTTTCGTTTTTAAGAATTTCATCAAATACGTTAAATGAATCTGTCATAATTTATCTACCTTTCCGTAAAGTCCTTTAGATTGGTTATATGCGTGCTTTAAATCTATTACTGTTTTAGGCTTGCCAAACTGTATCCATCTTTCTGCCATTTCTTGATAACTTAATCTCATACCATTCATTTCGTAACCTGCAAGCATATGTTCACGAACTTCATCTGGTATTTTGCTGTGAAATACTTTTGTCTTTAATCCATCTTTTGGATTTATAACTAAACTATATGTTTTACTTAGTTGATCAGGGTCAACGGCAGCTACAACATACTCCTTGCCATATCCTGTACCAAAAGATATACCACCGCTTAGTTGCACTTTATTTGCCAATATACGCTCTAAAATTGCTTCCTTTTTTTGCCTGTCTAAATTAACGCCTGCTTTTTTTTCTTGTTCTACTTGGTCTTTCCATGCATTTGCTATTTGTATGTAATCAAGTTTTGCTTCTTTACTTTTTTGATTAAATATTTTTGTATATCCATATTCTTGCAATTTTTCTTTAAATACCATCATATCTACGGAAGTAGATCCACTACCACTATTACTACCACTACCACCTAATTTACCTTCTCTTATTTGTCCATACATCATTGTAAAAGTTCTATCAGTTAACCTATGTCTGTATTGTTCAAAACCGGGATTTTTTGCATCACCTATAAATAAAAGACTTGGATTATCTATAAGTTCTATTAACAAATCATAATCATCTTCTTCTGCAAAACCAGCTTCTAAATTTTTTCTATCTTCTTTATTTAAAAATGCTTTGTCTTTTTCATTTATTTCTAAATGGCCATTAGGTTTAGAAAATGCTTTTTCAAATAATGTTTCTTTTTTAGCATTGTAATCTTCCTCTGCATTTTCTGTTTTTTCAGTATGCATTGCATCTATATTTTCTTTTACTTTTTTTAGTAAATCTTTGTCTTTTATATTTGCTTCTGCAATTTTATATAAATCAGTTTTTAAAGGAATACCGTAATCATCAAACCTAACTTCACCCTGTGCTGTTTCTTCATCATTATCTTTCCATGTGTAATCTATTTGCCCTTGTAATGTAACCAAATCATTAGCAATTAATTGTGTGTAATTATTGCCTTCTGCTGCTCCAAATTTAGCAGCAACTTTTTCATTGGTTAACTTAATTACATTTGCAATAATATCTTCATTTGTTGCATCTTTACCACCAGCTAAAGATTTTGCTTTTGTAAATACATTATCCGCATCATCAACACCAATCTTTGACATTACAAACAAATACATAGTGTTATGTTCTGGAGGTAATGAAACTGTGCTACCTTCTTTAAAAAATTTAGATTGATCTTTAAGTGTCTGATAATTTTCTCTCAAATCTCCTTCTTCTGCATTAACAACATCAATTCCGTCACCAGCACTAAAACCACCAGCTACTGCATATCCGTTGCCGTCATCTAAGGTACGAGTACTACTTAAAACCATAATTGCATTTAAACTAGCTTTATCCTCACCGCTATTAGAGTTTTCATCTAAATTAAATAAATCAATAGCAATTTCTTTACCTGTATGTGATATGTAACCTTCTTCTATAGTTTTCTTATATTCATTGTATTGCTTGTTATTCATCTGATTCTTTTCTCTAGCCCTGCTTATATAAATCATTGCTTCTTTATATTTTTTATCAGCTTGCATAGCTTCTAAAACGTGTTCATTTAAAAGAGCAAGTTTCTCATTTCTAAAATCATGGTACTGACTACTGTTTACACCCCACCCACTTTTTATTCTATGTTCTTCAAATTTTACTTCTAACGAAGTTTCACCAATAACAAAAGATCCACTATTGTCTAAAAAATCTTTATAACTTAAAGCTGTAGTTTCAACAAGATTATCTATGCCTTTAACTCTTTCATTTTTATTATATTTAGCTAATTGAGTTATAGAATGGGTAGTCATGTTGTTTGTAACTATACCCATTTGTGCTTGAAATTTTGCTTTAAATATTTTTTTTTGATCTTCGTTTTCTAAACTATCTAATATAGAATTGCCGTATGCATTTATTTCTGAAGTGTAATTGTCATATGTAGTTGTTATACCACTACCGTCTGTGTCATCACCTGTTTTTCTTACTGCGTCTAATCCTTCTAATTGTTGGTATTGTGTTGACTTTTCATTAGCAAAAGACGAAAAATCTGTGAACTTTTCATTTACAACAGCATCATCTCTTTCTCTTTGTATTTGTTCTCCTATTTGAAAAACATCATTACCCATTTTACGTTGGGCAGCACTCATGGTTAATATGTCATCAGCAACACCACCTTTCATTGCTGTAACACTACCACCACTAATAGTTGGTGGTGCATTAGTTTGTAATTGTTCTGTTGGTACTATTGCCATAGTTATGCAAATTTACTTGCTAAAGAACCTGCACCTGTCATTAACGTGCTACTCATATTCATCCACGGACTAACCATATTTGCACTGGCAAACATATTACCTGCACTAACTCCATACAATTCAGCATTAATAGATTGATCTACACCTTGCATACGCACATTACCTGCTGCTTTTACTTTATTTACATTCATAGTTAATAAGTCTATTTCTTTCATTACTGCTTTACTAACTTGCACATCTCTTGTGCTTCCATAACCTATAGCACCACCTCTTGCAGCAAAACTTGCCGTGTCTTTTCCAAATGCTTGACCATATTGCATACTTTTAATCATCATTTGTTTGTCGTATTGTCTCTTAACGTGTTGAGATTGCCTAGTTAAAGATTTAGCATTTAATTTTGCCATTGTTTCACGGTGTTCAAAATTCAATGCCTGACTTCGTAATTGATATTTCTTTTCATCCGCAGCAAAAAAATTTCCTATTAATCCACCTACTAATCCAAAACCTTCGCTTACCACTCCAAATTTCTGGAATTTATTCATTGCCGACCATGATGTCATAAGTTCAACACCTCTCTATTTTTATAATATACATACATTTTATCTGCTTACGGTCACACTATCCACCAATAGCTACTTCTAATGTAAGACCTACAACTGTTAATGGTAATGGATCAGTTTGGCGTACAAATAATTGTCCAGTATCTTGCCATGTAGGAGTTAACATAATTTTTATATCTTCTGTTTTTAATCTTGGTGGTGCTCCATATGGTTCTGTTGTACGTTGTTTTGCTTCTATAAGTTTATCTGCACTAGGACCTGCAAAAATACCAGATGATTCTAAAACTCTTAGCCATACATGATTTAAATTTTTAACACGGCCTTGTCCAAAAGCTTCTACCTGTAAAGCTAACGGTAATGTTTGCAAATCACTTTCATATTCTAGACCTACATGAACAACGCTAGATGCACGGTCTAATGTAATAGAACCGCTAGACACTACTCTTTGTGGATGTACCGCAGCATCTGCCAATATACTTACTGTTTTGCCTTCTAAATGGTTTAAACCAGAAATAACATTGCGTGCTACTTCGTATGTCGTAATTCCTGTATTGCGTAAACTTGCAGGTAAATCTACATCTAACTTTACTGTTGCAACTGTTGCACTTGATGTAGCAGTAATATTGCAACGATAATAATTAGAACCGCTCAATAAAACAATTGCATCGCCAACATCATCAAGGCTTGGAGGTGCATTAAATAAATTGTAATTTGCTGTTATCGTAACGCTTTCTCCTCTTGTATAATTTGTACCGCCAGATATAGTTACTGTGCGGTTTGTATCTGTATTTGTGCCATTGTATGTTGCACCACAATCAACAAAAAAACAATCTCGTGCATTATCAAACAATCTTGTACCTAATCTTTCTACATATTTTTTAGTTGCACCATTAATAGTTCTTTTTACAACGCAATACAATACATCATCATTTCCTTCGGATACAGTTGCAACACTTTCAAATGTGCCATCAGTATCGTGTTGATGCCATGCACCAATAGTTTGTTCTGGAACGTATGTAAAACCTAATAATTTACCATTACTACTTATAAACCAAACAATAGGTATGGGAGCTTTAGCTAATGCCATATCTGTTATTGTTAAATTGTCAAACAAATGTGGAGCACGGAGAGATAAATCACCTGTTATAAATCCGTTAGCTTGCCAGTTATAACCTAGTTCTCTTATATGCCCACCACGAGCAGCAGCATATACCATGCTGTTATTTACAATTACAGGTTGTGCATTATTTGCACCAACATAAGATTGTGGTTTTACTGATATAGATGTAGGTGTTATAGCGTCACTGTTAATAGATGATACTCGCCATTCTGCTGACCCAGTAAGCAATAGTAATTGTGTTAATGGAACTATGTGTCGTATTGTATTTGCTTCACGAGCAGCAACTTTAAATTTAATACGGTCATCATCTCTAATAGGACGGCCAAAAGACATATTACTTTCAGTGCCAGATTTAGTCATTAATATGCTTTGCGGTTCATTATTAGTGCCAGCAAACACTCTACGCTGTTCAAAATAAGAAACTGCTCCCGGAAAATTATTTGTTGTTTGAAATTCGTTTTCATATATAGGTGGAGTTCTAGAAAAATCAGGACCTATGTTTGCATCTACAATTGTTGTTCCTGATACCTCACCAATAAATCCATATAGTCCAGCTTGTTCTTTATATACTCTGTATTTTGATGCTCCACTAACAGCATTCCATGTAATTGTATTTTTAGCTCCTGTTACATAAATATTATTTTGTACAGACCCAGAATTAGATTGAGAACTTTCATCAGTTAAATTATTTGCTACTGCTGTGACTACATATTCATGTGCTTCGTAAGTATCACTGTTTGTGCTACTAGATGATGGTATGTATGCAGCAACACTAACTCCTGTTGGTGATGCTAATGGACTTGCAAAGTTAATTGTTTTTAGTTCCCATTTAGTTGCACTTAATCTTCTTAATTCTCTAGGTGCATGATTAGGATGAACTAACGTCATAACATCAGCAGATTGTACATAATGCACATCAAACAATTCTGCTTGTTGATATGGATGAGGTACTTCATAAATATTAGGACTTGTTGGCAATGGATACCAATTAGTTGCGTTTGGTGGCTGACTATTTGAATGTGCTGTTTTAGCGTAATAATTAACGCCACTTCGTTTAGCTATATCGCCAATAGCATAATTAGTACCACCATTCCACGCAGATCCATCAACATATAATAAAGGTTGACCTTGTGTATGAAACCTAAAATATTCATCACCAAATTCTATAACCATAGTTTGTGTTGTAGAAAAAGTAAAAGATAATAATCTTACTGTTTGTGCACTATTTTTTACTTCTGCTACATATGCAAAACCCGGTCTATTTTCAGCAGGTCCTTGTGGTTTTGCAATAAAATTACGCATTGTTGCAGCACCAGTTTGGTATTTTTTATCATCAATACGGCCAAACATTTCTGGTGATATTTCACCTCCACCGAATGCTCTAGAAAACGTGCGTGTTACAGGCATTAATTACCTCCCAGATGTCCAAGGAACTATATGTTCAACAGTTATATCTCTGTGTAAATTATCTTGTTGTTTTGCAGTTGTTAAATATCCTGTCATCATTTGTGTGCACCGTTTGGCTTCTGCCATACCTTGGTCACCTTTTATTATTGGACCTGCAAGCATTGATGCTAAATGCCAAGCTAACGTAATAACAAATAACGAACTAAATTCTGATGGGTCAGTAATTTTAGCCTGATATCTTAACATCGCATTTTCTTGGTTTGTATAAATAAATGATCCCTCTACTGCAAATTGTTGTGGTGAATATTGGCCAGCTACAATTGTTGGTGCATAGTTAGATGTAATTCCACCGGGTGTATCGCCAGCAGACATTCTTGTAGCGTAATCGTTTTGGGCTGAAGGAGATATTATTGCGACAGGAGACATCATGTCCGCAGGTGCTACATATGCATATTCCCATTGATTAAGTGTATTAGTAGATAATGCAAGATTTCCACGTTTAGATGCAAAATTCCATGTGTGCATTTCTAACATGGTATCTCTTGCTATTGGATAAAAACGTGCAGCTTTTTCTGCTTGTGCTGATCCTTCTGGTGGATTAAGCGAAGCTATTGTTGCATCATCGCCTAAGTGTGCCAAGGCAAGGTTGCAAATGTCTACTTCAGTTGCCATGTCATCTCCTAATAAAAAGGGAGGATAGCAGTATTACTACTAGCCCCCTGTGAATAAATAAGAAATTAATGCCTATTTATTAGCTGCTTCAAGTTGACTAATAAGAGTTTCTTTTGTTTGTCGTTTATCAAGTTCTAAACCGATAGTACGACCATAAACTTCAAGCTCTGCTTTTGTCATTGCTTCATAATCAATAACATCAGACCCACCAACAATTTCAATGTTAGTGTTTGGCTCTCCGTTATATTCAAACTCTTCATTAGCTTCTCTCATGGATTGACCAACGAAACATTTAACTTTTGCTTTGTAAATAGGCATAAAATCTCCTTATTAAGCTACGGTAAAACCAGAAGCATAAAATTTTCTTCCGTCACCGATTGTTTCTACTACATCAGCAGTAATTGTACCAGCGTTGAAAGTACCAGATACTGTATATCTAGCTCCAACGTATCTTTGGCCTTTGCCAGCAATGTCTGGATTAAAACGTACTACTACGTTTTTACCTGTTGTTAATGCTGCTGTAAGAATTGCATCGCTGCTTCCAATTACAGTAGGACTAGATAAGTTAGCGTTAGCACTAGTAATAACTTCAAACTTTACACTTGTACCATTTGCTAATGCAGCAGTAACCGCAAAGTTCATATATAAAGCAGTACCTTCACCAATGTCTCTAGCTGTTCCTAAATCAATAGTGTTAGTAGATACAGCAGTTGTGGTAAGTGCTTGATCTTCGCTCACTCTGAGCAGTTTGTCTGTAATCATTTTAGATCTCCTTTAATAATAAATAGATTAAACAACACGAGCTTCGCTGTTTATCAAAGCATCTACTCTTCTTAGAGGAACACCTAAGAATGATAAGTAGCTTGATGCTTG